TCTTCCCCGGGCAGGAATTCGATTTCGTCGTCATCGATGGCTTACACCAAATCACCGCCGACGCCAACTCCGTGCTCTCGACGTTTTCACGCGTTCGTCCGGGTGGCACGATCGTGGTCGAGGACGTGTGCATATTGGAAAACTGGAAAATCATCGACTTCATGTTGCGACAGAACGAGCACGTCGCCACCACCTTCTTCATCGAGGACGACAACACGGACACGCACCTGTACGTGATTCAAAAAAAATAACTTTGTCAATAGTACATACATGCTGGTTCTGATATTCATCGCCATCGCACTGTTCCTCGCCCTCGAGAACAAAGACCAAGCGCCGTCGAATCCGGAACAGGCGATGCAACACGACCGAATCGCACCCGAACGCATTCGTCGTTTCAAGCAACTCGACACGGAATTTCGCCGTCTCGAGATGGAGAGTAACGTTACAAAGGTCTCCCAACTGTCTCGCGCCCTCGCGGTGTCGCAGATGATCAAGGAAGAGTTCCCCGAATACGACTGGGGATTCCACACCACCATTCTCAACCGCATCGCAGAGCCTATGAAAAATTGAATCGCCGATCGCGTGTCAGCGCGCAGAGGATGAAGGTGATTTTATCCGCATGCACGTGGGATTCCATAAACTTATAATGTTCCAATACGTACAGTATGAGTTCATGCTCATCCGATGTTCTGTGTGCCTCCAACCACGCGCGCGGGTCCTCGCACGCGTAAAAGTCTGGCGTGAACATGTATCGTCGCTCCAATCTCGACATGACCTTTCCGTCTCGCCTGTGTCTGCCCCACTCGATGTAATCACACGCCACCTCGATGAGACATTCCACGAGTTTGTCGTGTGTGGACTCTTGCCACACGGTTGGATTTTCGTCGACGACGAGCGATCGCCCACGAAATTCGAGTTCTTTTAATCGGGTGATGATTTCCGGTCGTATGTGTTTGAACATGATATACGTCCTAAAAAAATATCCACTACAATACAGTACGGTGATGTCAGGGCGGGATGCTGACGAAGGTGAAATTGAAATCAAAGTCTCTAGAGCTTTTAATTGTGTGAACGCTACGCGTGAGATAGGAAAAACTGGAAATGGACAGCAAAAGTCTTGCTTTTATGACGACGGAAATGATGAGAATGTGCGTGCACTTTACCGTGCAAAACCGGATGGAAAAGGATACTTACAACTCAGAGAGGCGTTTTGTAAACTGGACAAGAATGTCTTCAAAAATATCGGCGGTGACACAACGTGTAGCGCATACGACTCCGGTAAAACCCTGATGAAGCAATATTGTGGTGCAGGACACAAAATTAAAAGTGACGCGGTGTGCACTGAGGCTAATTTAGGTACAACGGCACACAAAGAGCTGGTGCAATCGTATTGTTCTTCGGGTGACGGAAAATCAGATGATTGGTGCGGATGCATTCATGCTAAAAAAGGTAAATGCGACTTGAGCGATGCCAGCGAATACGCCGGGTGCGATCTCGTCAATGCCGCGCACGAAGATTTGATTGGAGACATCCCAAGCGAATCTTTGTCTGGCGGTGTCCGTCGTCAACTCGGAGAACGCAAACACTGCCGAGCGAAAATTTGTGACGACCCGGATCGATACGTTCCGGGTGGTGCCATGGATAATTGTACGCTCAATTTGCAGGTGTGTGTTCAGGATGTGAAGGTTGCAGGTCACCTAGTCGATTCGGGTATTGAGGTGAATTGTAATAACAAACAAAATGTTGGGGAAGACGGTGGCGATAGTCAGGGAAAGGAAGATAGGCAAAAAAAGAACGATGATGCGGTGGCACCTAAACAAGAAAAAGGAGATATGTATTTGATTTTCGGTGGAGTTTTCATCTGCTGTTGCATGCTCTTACTCGCCGCCTTCGCACTCATGAAGTGAATCAAGGCACGCCCACAATCGACTCGTACAGAGTCTCCTGTGTGTACCTCTCACGTCTGGCATCTTTCAAGATGTTGACTAAATATTTCTTGAGCGCGTCCGCGATCGTCTTTTTCGGTTGTCCGAACACGTTGAGGTGATCACCCTTCATCATAGACAACGCCTTCATGACATTTTTCACATCCGTCGGCAAATCCTTGCGCGCACGTTTACCGAAGGAATTCATCCAGGTCTTGCCGAACATGGAGATCAAATCGTTTCGTATACCCTCCTTGGTGAGATCTGGTCGCGCCGGTACCCGACTGTTCCTCGACGGTGATCGAGAACCGTTCTTCGGGAACGCGCGTTCGATCGCCGCGCACAACTCACCCTTCTTCATCTTCTCGTGCATGATTCCCAAGCTCTTCGCCACCGCCACGAGCTCTGCCTTCTTCACGAGCTTCGACGTACACTTTTTCGATCCGACGTGAAGACTGGAACCGACCCATGACACGGGAAGGGCGTTGACGACTGTCGCCCGCTTCGTCGGACGCTTGGGTGATGCAAACGGTTTGTTCGAGGTTTGAATGATACCGTCCCTGAACATCTGGTAAAGAAGGACGTTCGTCGCGGCGTATCCACGCTTCACCGCCTCGAGTGAGCGCGCACCTGTCAACGTCACGCTTCCCCCCGGGTACAACTGCACGGTGTGTTCTCTGATTTTAAACTGGAGGAAATATTGTTTCATCTCCGGTTCGTAACTCAACGCATTCTTTTGGGTGTTGTGAAGATATCTAAGCGCGACGGACGGTGCGAAGGTGCCGTTGTGTCTCCACTGCGCATTCACGCTCCTGAGTTCCAAACGAGACAGGAGCACCTTTCGTCTCGGGAGGTAATTGTACACCACCCAATCTCTGACCTTCGAGAGCACGTGGACGTCGTCTTTCGGCACCGCGGCGGTCACCCTCACCGAACCCGTCTTGTAGGCGTACACGTCCACGGCGTACGTTCTCGACTTTTCGTCCACGAGTTCGACGCGGAATCGAATGTTCGAGATCTCTTCTTCGCTCGCGTCCCCGGCGATCTTCGCGATTCCGGCGTCGTGTTTCGCGAGCGCTTGAACGCCACGCATCGCGTACGTCGTCTGTAATCGCACGCGGTAGCGCCTCTTCCCATGCACGATCGGTTCAAACGAGAGTTTGGGCTTCTTGACTAACGCCACGCGCAGCTTGAGATTTGCACCCTCGTGCCTCGAACTCATGTTCACCAACTTGTATTCGAACGGCGTGATCGATAATTTTCCGGTGACGGGCTTTGGGCGCGGTGGCGACACCGGTTCGGAAGCCCTCGCACTGGAAGAAGCCATCTTCTGAGGAGTCTTGAATGGAGAAGGCGTGCACGCGCGCACTGCGACGCGCGAGGGTGATACACTCATCGCGCGCGCGACTCGCGTGCGAGGAGGGGAGAAACTCAGACGACGCGTGTTGGTCATGCTCGCCACCGTGGTCGTCGCCGTGCGTATCGGGGGTGGTCGTGCTGTGGTGTCTTTGACGACGGTGACACCCGACGCCTTTATGAAGTTTTGCAAATTACTTTTCATAAGTTATATTTACATAAGTTTTTAATTTTGTAGATCTATTGTCAATCCGTATATGAAGGGTTCGTTCTTATAATGATTGCCTTGCCATACCATGGTCATATTTTGGACCGTCAAATCTCTGGCATTAAACGCACCGGCGTATGCATCTGGGTTAAACTTCGGGTTCCCCAGATTATTTAGCGTGCAGTGATTCTTGTACTGCATGACGAACACTTTCTGTGGTACGCACAAGTCCTTGCCGTACACGACCTCGGGTTGTTCCAAATAGTTTGTCAAACTCGACACGTTCATCGCTACTTGCTTCTGCACGCGCTTGAAATACGGTGGGGTGACGTTCCAAATGTCCTTACCACTGTACTTCTGACTGAAATCGATGTACGCCAACACGCATTTGTACAGAATCGCGGGCAACTCGTCGTGCAACTTTTGATCCAAGTGTGGATCCACCACGTCGTCCTTCACCGTCTTCCCAAAACTCCACGTCAGCAAGCGTCGAAGAATGGATCCACTATTGTCCCTGTACCCCGGTACCTCGTTACCCGCTAAAATACCCGGCGTCTTCCACGTCATGTTCATCGGCGCCTTATTCTTCACCGCGCACGACACGTCCTCACCGGAAACCAATGATTGGAACTCCGTTTGCTCGAGTTGTAGCTCGCCGGAGATTTCTGGACTAATGAACATGAAGCCATTGGCGATGCTCGACAGACCGAACTTGCGCTCGATGTTGTTACTCAGAGTCCGAACGTCCTCGGAGTCGTAAAACTTGCGGAAAATCTTAGTGATCAAGGTTGATTTTCCGGATCGAGCCACGCCTTTCAAATACGGTATGATTTGCCACGAATCCAAATCGTTCACGTCGAATACCAAGCGACCACCCATGCAGTACAGCCACTTGCACGCGTCCTCGTCGAACCCTTGATAGTCCATGATGTTTTGCATGTGCGGGGTCGGGACGTCCGTGTACCAATCGAGCACGTTGTATTCCTCGAAATATTGATCGAAGAACTTTGCCGCGACAATCGTGGGATCCAACGCCATGTATTCCCGCGACTCGTAAGGGTAGAATCGACACCCGTACACGCCTTTATTCGGAAGCCACTCCTTGGCGTTGAAGAGCCCGTTCTTAAACGCGAACACGTGTCGATTTTTCTGAATCTCCGGAAATTGGTGATCGACGCAGTTGGACAGGTGATTGATGACGTCTTTGAACCCCGACCCCTTGCTCGTCAAGTCTTTCCACATCTCGTAATTGTCCTCCTTCGACGCGCAGTGATAGACGAATTCCTGGATCGTGTACACCGGCATCCACGCCCGCGTCGGCTTTCCCTCGGACATTCGCTGCACGCACACGTTGTCTTTGTATCGACGCATACCCTTCTCGTACAGTTTGGACAAACACCCCACGATGGCTCGCTGGTACGGCGACATCTCCTTCAGGGACGACTCCAACATGGGCATGGGGGTGCCGTCGAAATATTCTGGGTCGATGTCAAACTTGAGTGGACTCTCGCGAGGTTGTGTGATGCGTTGCGCGTGCATCACGTGAAGTCGAACGTTCTTGAACGCATCGTTCACCTGTTTCATCAAGCGCGAGTGTCGCTCGCCCACCTCCAAGTCGTCGTCCGGGAGTCTGTACTCCGCCATGTCCAAAGCCTTGATCCGCGCTCCGACGCTCTTGAGTATGCGAATCTCTCGCGACCGTTTCTCGTCCACGGTCGTGATGACCGCGTGCCTGGGAAACCCCGCGGGCGAAAGCTCGGCGCCGTCGAAGAATTGCTCATACCCGAGTCGACACGCGAAGTGAATGTCGGCGCGGTCGCGCGTGAGCCACCACTTGTGCTCGAGCCACGACACATACCTGAGAAGTGTTTCAGCGTCAAGGGTCTGAATCCTCGTGTAATACGTTTCCATTTCAGACTCTTCACGGTCGGCGTCCTTGTCGACGAAATGCATCTTTCCTTCCTCCGCCGTCGTCATGACTACTTACCTCACAATAAATTTATTCCTCTAAGAGAGCTTTGACAAAATTTTGATCAGTATTTTGTTTTGAGTGTTCATCTCCTGAGCGATCGCACAGAGCGCCGAGCACACCGTGTCGCCGTCTGGCGTCATCAAAACGCTTCCGAGGAGGTCGGTGACGTCGGGCATGTCGTCGTCGTCGTACACCATCTCCTCCTCTTCATCGACGTCGTCGTCGTCGTCGTCGTCCGAAAAGTCTTCCTCGTCGTCTTCGATGGATTGGTCATCATCCTCCACAATTTCACCTTCTTCGATTTCGCGCTGATCTTGCTTAGACATTTACAAAGTACGTAGAAAAGAAGACGTGCTAAAGTAACGCGCTTGGGTATGGAACACATGATACGAAGCCTGAGACAGGAAATCGCCTCCATACACAGCACGCTTCGCCACTCGTTCTTCCCGAGGAATGGATCGGAGTCATCCAGGTCGGGGAGGAATTACGAGCGCAAATGTTTCGACAACGTGAACCAAAACACGTGCTCTCTGGAGGGACACAGTCGAAAGGGGAACGACATTCGGTGTCGGTACGGGGACATCGAAATCAAGAAAGCCATGACGCCTGACTGGGGTCAGGAGAAGCTCACGTTTCAAAACGGGCGATGGACCGGCACATTTCCACACATCGACAAAATTAGAATCCCGAAACTCCCACCCGATCTCACCCGACACAAACTCATGAAACTCAAGGAGACGAACCCGCTGTACAGAGATCAATACATCGACGTGGACGACGACTCGATTCAGAAGTATTATAAAAACAAAGGCAACGCGTACATTCAGATCGAAGGGTATGGGTTGTACCACCTCGGTCGAGATCCCGCCAACTGGGGTGTGCCCGAATTCAAGGTGAAGCAGCGCATGCGCGTTCGAGTGAAGACGCACACGAAGACCAGTTTCTCGGTCACGTGTGCGTTCCAACCCGTGAACATTCGAGAGTTGACGCAAAGTCCATACACACTCGACGACCCCGAAAAAACACCAAATGGTTTAAAGGAATGACGTGTGGACATGACATGAAATGAAATCGCCACTGCGATATCCAGGTGGGAAGACACGGGCGTGCAAAACCCTACTGGACATCGTCGATCGAGAGGGACTCGACACGTCCGAGGTCGTCTCGCCGTTCACCGGTGGGGCGTCGTTCGAGTTTTACCTACACGAAACCCGAGGCACTCGACTCATATTGAACGATAAGTTTACGCCGTTAGCGACTTTCTGGACCACGTGCAAGCACGACAAGGATCGGTTGTGTGCGGCACTCGAAGACGCGCACGCGAGAGGTGTCACCAAGGATGATTTCAAACGCATGCGCGACGCGATCATGGACGAACCGGATTCGCTCGAACGCGCGAAGAAATATTTCATCATCAATCGGTGTTCGTTCAGTGGATCCACACTCTCCGGTGGGTTCTCCGAGGAGTCATCCAAGAAACGATTCACAAAGTCATCGATCGATCGCGTGCGAGCGTTGAAATTGTCTGATGTCACGATACACGAGGACGATTTCGCGTCCTTTTTGAACACACACGGGAAGGGTACGAAAGGTTTCGTGTTCGTCGATCCGCCGTACTACCTCGAGTCCAAATCGAAACTCTATGGTAAAAACGGTGACTTACACGAAAACTTTGATCACGCGGGGTTGCACGAGACGCTCGAACGCGTCGAACGCGATTGGGTGTTGACATATAACGACGTCCCGTACATTCGCGAACTGTATAAAGATCATCGCATCGTCGACGTCTCGTGGAGTTACGGCATGAATTCCAGTAAGGCATCGTCGGAAATAGTCATATTGTCGTCTCCTAGAGAATGTACGGGTGACGCTCGCGTTCATCCTTCGTGCGAAGCAATTGAATGAGACCCATGAAAAGGAACGAGAGGAAGACCGCGTTTTCGATATCGGGATTGGCGAGGAAACTCAACGTGAAGATTAAGAAGATTCTCGCTGGGACGGTTTGCATGATCGCCGTCAAGCGCCTGGGCGCTTCGGTCACCGCGGACGTACGCGTCAGCAAAAGGGACAGGATTCCCAAAATTAAGGGATCACGAAATCTGTTCTCAAGCCCTGGGAAAAAATTGATGTTGGTCCCGCTCGCGTCACGCATGGTGAGAATGCCAAGAGCCCCGACGACTGTGAATGCGACTGGTAAAGCGAGGTCTCGCATGATTTGTAATATTACCCGAGAGATTGTTTTACAATCAACGGCAACACCACACTCATCAAATTCCTTGCCCGACTCTGCGACGTGTTCTTGCGTTCGACGACCACTTTGAACACCAAACGCGCCGCTTCGGGGAACAGTTTTTCGAGCACGCCGAAGATGAACGACAAAAGTCGGAACGACGTCGCGCGAGACGCGCCTTCCCACGGAAGCATGGACACGAGACTGAGCACGACCATGCCCAGGTAATTGAGCGCGATTCCTGCAAGCGACCGACCGTGCACGTTGGAGGGTAACGTCGCCATGAAGAATTCGTACGTCAACTGAGACTCCGTCGGGCTCGTACCGAACGCGCTCATCAACCGGGCGAAGATCGCACTGCGACCGCCACTGTCAGATCGCATCACGGCGCGCACCAGCGGGGTCTTGCTGAACTCATTCAGTAAGTCGTCCGCCGCGCGGGGATTCTGGTACAGCAGCACGACCTGAAACAAACTCGCCATCGTGGCCACAGCCTTGGCGAATTGTCGCGACGTGATGAACCCCTTGACTCGACTCGCGAACGCCACCGCGGATCGTTTCAGTTTTGGCGTCGCATTCACGTCGTTAATCAACGCAGTCTTGAACGAGTGATTGATCGCATTCTTCGCGTTGTTTCGGAGTTCGAACGGAACGTTGTTCGCGTTAAAGAACGCGTTGTTCAGGGCGTTCTCGTCCTTGTAATTGTTGCGCTGGGACACCGCGCGATTCGCCGATATCGTAATCTTTCGCGCGTTCGCACCGCCCACCTTTTTCGCGACCTCGATGCGAATCTCGGCGGACGTTCTTTTTTCGCGTTTGCCATTCACGTTCTTCGTCAGACGCACGCCGTATTTCTTTGCGAGTGCTCTGGTGTCCGTGTTCAGCGCCACCATCTATAATTTGTGCAAAGATAAAAAATGAATTTTCAATTTTATGATTTTTGGAAATCAGAAAATGAAATGAAGTGAACTGTGAATTTTGAGGTGTTTAGTTGGAGAACGCGAGACCACCCATACCGGATTGGATGCGGAGGATGTTGTAGTTCGTCGCGAAGAGGTGCATCGTCGTGGAGTTGCCCGTGTCCGCCTTGAGCGTGACGGCAACTTGCGCGTTGTCGATGCGGCTGAAGTTGCACGTACCAGTCGGTTGGTGCGACTCCGGTTCGAGAGCGAAGGAGTACGAGTACACACCCGGGTACGGGGTACCGGAGTGGTGCACGAACGGTTGCACTTGGTTGAAGTAGCGACCCGGTTGTTCGGCGGCGCGGTCTTGACCGTTGAGGACCAACTTGAACATGGACAACGGACCAACCGAGCGGGTGGAGCCGGCGGCACCGTCTTCAACCCACTGGCAGGCGGAACCGTCGGTACCAACCTTGTAGAGCGGGGCGCCCGTACCTTGGGTGATCGGCACGAAGCAGTTGGAGTCCGCGAGCGCGGTCGGGTTGGACTCGAGGATGACGTCCGTCGCGGCGACGTTGGACGCAAAGTTCCACAAGCCGCGACCCGCCGGGGAGGAGGAGCCGAAGCACCAGATCAATTCCTTGACCGGGTGGTTCAACGACAAGCGCACTTGCTTGGTGGCACCGGCATCGACGGTGTCCGTGCCAGTGTGTTGAACTTGTTCGATGAGGTATTCGTGCGCCTTTTGGGAGAAGCGACGGCGCTCTTCGGTGTCGAGGAAGATGTAGTTACCCCAGACCTTGAACGTGGAGCCATCCGTGTAGGTGTCGAATTCGGACGAGAGGTCGAAGTCGAGGCGGATTTCGTGGTACTGAAGGGCGATCAACGGCAACGCCAAACCCGGGTTGCGGTTGAAGAAGAAAATGAGCGGCAAGTAAACCGTGGAGTTGTGGTAACCCGTGGTCATCTTCGCCCAGTTCGCCTTCTTGGACTCGTCCAAGTAAAGCTCGGAGTACAAACGCCACCACTTTTGGTAGTGCTTGTCCACCTTCTGACCACCGACCGACAATTCACAGGACGAGATGGCACGTTCCGCCAACCAGCACGCAGAGTTGCCTTCGGTGTCCGTGGAGAGACCGGAGCCCTTCGCCTTGAGTTCGACGAACATGTCGGCGAGCAAATCGGCGTTGCGCGCAACCGTGACAGACACGCGGGAGGACGCGGACGGGCTGCCGTTGACGGTCTGTTGGATGGTTTCCATCGCGAAGTTCGTGTGGCGCTTGTACACCGCTTGGAAGAAAGTCACTTTCGGGGACGAAGTGAGGAAAACGTCTTGAGCGCCGTAAGCCACCAATTGCATGAGACCACCAGCCATGGTTGTAGTTGTTGTACTTATAGCAAAGATTTTTTTTTCGGATCGGACGCGCAAAATTAAAATTTTAACGTCTCCCCCTGGTGGGCACCCCCTCATTCAGCGACGCGCGTGCTTGAAATCATGGGCGTCGCGACCCGTTCGACGAAGCGCGTCGGGACCGAAGGACGAGAAGATCAGCCAATTCACAAGGTTGTCGCGCAACCGTCTGAGTTGGATGTGCTCCGTCTGGAGTATGAAGCCCTGAGAGGGCAGAATGCTTGGCTGTTTCGAAGGCTGGAGAACCTTGAACGCGAGAATGCCGAACTGCTCGGACATCGGCGGGGGTACAAGTCTACGCCTGGTCTTCGAGTGCGCAGCATCGACCTTTAAGCCACATCGTGCCGTCTTCCTTGTCGTACGCCTCGAGTTTCGTCATCGACCTGCCGTTACATTTCGCCTCGATGTGGTCAAGGGATTCGAAAACATCCGCGCTGGTACCGTTCGCGGCTCCATGACTGAAAATGTCAGCGTCTGTGCAACTCTCCTTGATCGTAGGCTGATTATGGCACTTGTAAACTAAACGCATGTTATCATCACCAACCTTCTCGAATCGGTAACTGTTGATACCCTTGCCCTTGCAATCGATGGTCATGAGCTTTTGATACTTTTGTCGATCAGTCATGTTCGGATCACGAATGGCGACGATTGGACCCTTCTGCTCCTGAAGTTTTTGGTCCTCTCCGCCGTGGATGTTGTCCGTGCACACAGCTTCGTTATAGAAATGACCATTTGGTAACCACTTGTTTTGTCCTGCGTCGTAATATTTGTGTCGGTTCACGGGACGGATCATGTGCATGACACCATCACTACCACACGCGGCACCAGAGTTGTTCAAGCCACCCCACGGTTTGTCAGACGACCACCCGTCTTCTGCATTCCAATTGTTGTGTGTCCATTGATCCACGTAAACCTTTCTCGGGACTGACCACCGCTTGAAGAGATAATTCTCGATTTTGAAGATTTCGTCTTCGTCGAGTTCGCGATTGAAGAACAGCATCTCACCTATGTTCCACACGGACCGTTCGCCGTGTCCACCCCAGCCACCGGCGACGGCTTGTCCCATATTCACCGTCATTTGCGACGTGACAATTTCGCGCCCACCGCTGATACCCGTGCGCGTGAGTCCATCGACGCGGAATTTGCGCTTTTGGTCGACCGACACGAGAAACTTGGCGGTCTCGTCCGGACCCAAGCCGTAGAAGTAATTCATCCACGAATCTTCGTTCCACCAGTGACCGATCGCACCCGAACCATCGCGGTGTGCCATGGCGACGTGGTGATTGTGAAAACCGGACAAGTTGTTGCCGTCGATGCCGTCAAAAATTCTATGCTGATCCACCTTGTTCTGGGATCCATACCTCGCGACGTGGATGAAGGTATATTTTTTACCTTTGGTGAGACACTCCATGGGGATTCTGAAACCATCCTCTTTTCCACCGTACACGTACTTTTGAGCGGCGGTTTCGTCCGCATCAAACACCAAAGGCGTTCCCTTGACTTCCGTGATGTCGTTACCATTGCCCGAGAGATCCTTCCAGATGTTCTTGTCTTCGTCCCACGAATCAGCCGTGAAATGACCGACCAACCCGTCGACGTCTTTCGGGTCGAGAGACGGGGCGTCTTTTTTCACCGGGACCGCGAGAGCTTCTCCCGATTCACCCCCCTTTGGTTCCATGACATTTTCGGCATCTTCGTCCTGACCACCGGCAACACCCATGGCGAGTTCTTCTGGATCTGTCACCTCGGACAAATCCACGGCGGGTGCTGTGGTGGAAGCTTCCATGTCGGCACCACTACCGCTCATCATCATTACTGCGGCGACGACAATGATAATCAACAAAATGAGTCCTCCGATCAACGCCGGGTTCATTTTCTGTTACCAACATGCAACATTTTATTTGTCTTGCAAGGAACAACATGTGGTCTCGTACCCCCATTTGCCTTCTGAGTTCTTCTTCCATTTGAGTGCAGTGGCGGCGGTGAAATTCGGACACGCACCCTGTATCATGTGCAATGCGTCCGGCATGGACATATTTTCCTGACCATCCCCCTGACTAACCGCGAACCCCGTGCGACACGTTTGTGCGTCCAGTTTGTCGGCAGCGCATTGGTAATTCACGCGGAACCGCGACCCGTCTGGGTTGACCTCGAAGTCCCAGTTTTGGAGTCCATTTTTACCACAGTCGATCTCGAGTGCCTTGGACAGACGATCTTGCCACGAAGTCGATTCAGCCGTCGACACCCACTGTGTCTTCTTGGTTGCACCCGCACCGGACGCGACGTTCGGCAAACACCCTCCATCGATACCCCAGTTCCCGTTCGGAAGCCACTTTTGTTGACCGTTATCGAAGTAGTGATGCTGGACGAAACGCGAACTGAAATTCATACCATTGTCACCACAGTGAACGCCGAAACGTCCGAGTTTCTGGATCACTCTTTGATTCGTGTATCCCTGAGTCGCGTCGTCCCAGTACCTCGCCCATACGTTGTGGTGCATCCATTGATTCGTGCGAATGCGTCGCGGAATTTTCCACTTCTTGTGCAACATGAGTTCGACCTTTTCAATCTCCTCGACGCTCAACTCGCGATCGTAAAAGATGCACTCACCGACAGACCAGTTGGAGGCTTGACCCCATCCACGCCCTAGACCCCAGTTGATCGTCATCTGACTCGTGCGTTGTTCACCGAGAGTCGTCAGCGACGTCTTACGCGCCCCGTTCACGTACATCACACTCTTTTGATCAGTGTGTAAGACCCATGCCATGTCATCACCCTTCTTGTGATGCACGGCACACTCCCAGTGTCCCACCCAGCCGTTACCGTCTCGATGACCTGTGCCTACGGCGCCGTGACACGGCGCGTAATGGTGGAATCCAACCAAATAGTTCGCATCGACACCGTCGAAAATTCGATGGTTGTTGTCCGGGCTATCGAGACTCGTGTACCTGGCCACCGAAAAGAACGTGTGCTTTTTGTTCTTCGTCATGCACTCCTTTGGGAATTTCAGACCGTCCTCCTTCGTACCCTGGATGTAAAAGTTTCCAGATGCATCATCGGTCTTGAAAATCTCACCCAAGATTTCGGTGCAGTCATTATTCTTACCTGACAAATCCTTCCAGACCTGGTTATCATCGTCGAAGCTCTCGCCTGTGAACCATCCGACACAGCCATCGATGCTCGTCGGGTCGGCGACGGACGGGGCATCCGCGGGAACTTCAACCTCGACAACCTGTTCTTCATCTTCGAGTGCGGGGACGTCTTCATCACCCACCGGTGGTTGTGGGACGGTCTCTGCCGCGGTGTCTGGATTGTATTTCATTTCTTCCGAGGGCGCGGGTCCAACGTCGCCCGTCTCGTCGGTTCCTCCGCGCATCATGAAGACGGCGATGAGGATCACCATGAGGACCACGATTCCGCCGATGATGGCAATCATACTAATTGATATATATGACGAAATTATTTTTGATTACAAATCCTCGAGGTTACAGCATCTATATTTGTACTTGAGTTGTCCACCCTCGTTGACCAACTCCAACCTGGTCATTGCCTGTGTATGGGAATCACACGCGATTCTGGCGTTGTCGAGGGTCTCCATGATGTTACCCGATCCCACCTGTGCGAGAGCGGTCTCTTTCGCATAGCACGATTGCTTGTTGAGTGGGGCGTTGTGACACGAAAACTTATTACGAAGGTTCTTGTCCCCGACCGCTTCGAACGCATATCCCGAGATCGCCTTGTCTTTACAATCCA